AGTCAGCAGATGATAGAGGCGGAAATCAAGAAGTTTGGAGAGAGGAAGAAAATTGTCCTAGACGAAGACACCCTGCGGAATGCGGCGTTGGCCGCGGTCGATTTCGATATAGAACACGGGGATCCTCGAGTGCCTTTTATCGAACCGACTCCGGAGAGGATGTTGGAGGTTTTGGACAGTATGGACCTGCACAGGTCAGCGGGTCCTTCAGGCGACGCCATGAAAGCGAGGGACTATATCCACGTGGCAGGACAAGGGAATGATGAGATAGGCAAACAGCGGATTGTGAACAGAACAATGGAGTTGTACCGAAGTATGCTCGAGGAACCCTTCCCGACGCCAGGAGACCAAGTGAGGTTCAGAGAAGGCAATGTGGCTTTTGAGAACACACTGTGGGACGTGATCGGGAAAACCGACGGCTACAAGGAGAAGAAACTACCATTAGGTGAGAATCCTGGATCTGGAAGGACGGTGCAGGCTCCGTCCTTCGAATCCAAGCTGCTGTGGTGTACGCTGTTCGGGATCAGTGGAGACGCTTGGATCCATCGTGAGAACGGGTGGGTACATGCAGGCCTGGACTCAGACCTCCCAGTAGACAAAGAGACATTGGAAGCCTTGGAGAGATGCGTCGGAGCCTTGGCCACAGATGAATCAGGGTTTGACAGGATGACGTTAGCCCAGATGATCCACCATTTCTTTTTCATACACATGAAATTCATGTGTCCAGGAGTGAAACCACAATTGTTGGATTGGCTCTACAAGATGGTGGTATTTGGTCCACTAGTCACAGCGGATGGAAAACTATGGTTCAAGTTTCAAGGCTTGCCGAGCGGCTTCATGGATACGTTGCGGCTGAATTGCTTCACCCATCTGATGTCGATTTTCTACGTAGTGATGAAGAGGAAGAACTTTTCCAAATCCCCCACCGCCCAGCAAATTCATGAATTGGTTGGATACGTGAAAGAGCATCTCCACATATCGATTTGCGGGGATGATGCCAGACTGCTGGCCTTGACAGAGGAAGGTAAGCAATTGCTAGACCTGGACCACAAGGCACAAGCTTGGCTTCGCGTGTGGGAGGATGAGCTCCCGTGGGAGGTGAAGGTCGAAGGGCTAGCAATTTTCAGCCCGGAGACACCCCTCGAAGAGAAATTGGAGAAGATGCCCCCCATGGTATCGCGAGGGTACGTGAAGGTGGGCGGCCTGGTGTTTGACGTGCTCGTTAACGTGTCACGATGTATGAGGAAACTCTGTTCGGACATGCCACGTTCGCGGGAAGAGGAGAAGGCATTGGTGGACTCAGCAACGAGTACATTGGCACTTCAGCTGTTCTGGATGTACCAAGGAGAATACTACAACTCAGCCCTAGAAATGTTTGTGCGGGAATTTCCCGTGGACTTCAATCTGGTGTTGAGGCGTGTGTGTAAACTCTACGCAAACCAGTACAGGCAGTGGTTACCGATGTCAGAGAGGGAGCCAGTGAAGACAGAGTTCTTCGGGTTCCATACGGTGCTGAGCCCGCCTTCGAGCTCCGACTAGACATCAGGAGGAATCCGCGCCAAGAAATAGGGCTTAATCCCCGCGGGGTACTGGCCCGGGATGGATGGAGGATGGGCAATACCATTGTTTAGTTGCACACATTATATAACCTATGTCTTCCCACGCCGCTTTGCGGACCTTGGATGATGTAGCAAAGACACTCTGTATGCCCAATGAGCATAAAGTGATGCGCTATCCTACTTACCCAGCGACGGAGATGACCGGAGTGTTTGACTACAGGCTGAACGAGACAGTTTCTGTACCGCCAGACACCGACAGCTTCCCTGGAGTAAGTGGGACCAATCGTTTCGTCTTGAGCAGGGACATGGGGGGACCTTACCTGCGTGATGCCCTGTACACAGGCGTGACAGACTTCGGTTTTCAGTACGTTACAGAGCATTACATACTGGACAAAGTTCTGGCAGAGGCAGATTACACATTTCGACGGATGTGCCCAGTACAGGAAAACAACAGGGCACCGATTGTACGTTACGACGGACACGAGTG